TGGCTGCCCCCATCGTGCTGTCGAAGTCGGCGCGGTTGTTCGCGTCGACCCGGTTCGCCATCTCCGAGCCGAGCCCGAGCCGGTCGAGCGCCGTGCGGTCGGCGTTGTTCATCGCGTTGGTGCGCGCACTGAACCTGTTCGTCTCGGCGTTGTCGGCCGAGCTCGCGATGTTGCCGAACGCATTGAGCCCGGCGATATTCGAGTTCTGCGCGCCGAGCGCCTGGCTGTCGGCACGGTCGGCGAGGTCGCCGAGCAGACGGTTGCGATCGAGCGCTTGGTTGGCGAGCTGGTTATTGATGTTGGCGAACGTCGTCGCGCCCGCCAGGTTGTTGTTGAACGCCTCGGACTGAGAGATGTCGGCGTTGCGCGAGAGGTCGCCGAGCACCCGGTTTCTGTCGAGCTCGAGGTTGCCCTGCATGTTGTTGACGTTGGCAAACGTGTTCACGCCCGCGAGGTTCGAATTGAAAGCATCGAGCCCGGTCTGGTCGGCGGAGCGCGCTTGGTTGCCGAGCATCGTCTGCTGCCCGAGGGTCTGGTTGCCGGCTTGGTTGGCGAGGTTGCCGTAGGTTTCGAGCCCCTGCATGTTCGCGCCGAACGCCGCGAGCGAGGAGAGATCGCCCATGCGGGCCTGGTTGCCGAGCAGCTCCTGGCGCGCGCGCTGTTCCTGCGCACGCTGCATCTCGGCGTCGAAGGAGCGGTTGGCGCGTTGCGCCTCGATGTCGGTGATGACGTTGCCGACGCCCGACAGGGCCTCGCTCGAACCGTAGACCCCGCGCCCTGCCGCCTGGCGGTTGTAATCCTGCACCCCGAGCTGTCGCGCCCGGTCATAGAACGGATCGAAGTTCGCGATGGGCAGATCGCCGAAAGCCTGCTGCGTCTGGGCGTATTGCCCGGCGGCGAGGTTCGGATCGCTGTATTGCCCCATCGAGCCGTAGCTGCCGGCGACCTGGTCGTAGAAGTTCTGCGCCGCGAGCGGCCCGCTCGAGGCGTTCTGCTGGTACTGACCGAGCGCGTTGTTGCCGCCCTGGTACTGGCCGAGGTTGCCGTACTGCCCCGCGAGCTGCCCGAGCCCCTGCTCGCCGGCGGTGCCGCCCGCGAGGCTCGCCGAACTCTGCCCGTACTGCCCGGCGGCGTTATTCGGGCCCGAGTACGTGCTCTTCGCGCCGGCTTGCCCGGCGATGCCCGCGAGGCCCCGCTCGCCCGCGCTGCCGCCCGCGAGCTCGCCGCTGGTCGCGCCGTACTGCCCCTGGGTGTTCTGCGGGCCCGAGTAGCCCGTGAACTGCCCGTACTGTCCCATCGCGTTGTTGAAGAACGCGCTCGCCGGGCCCTGCGCGCTCATGCCCTGGGTCGCTTGTCGCGCGAACTGCTCACCGGCGAAGGGGTCGTTGAACTGCCCCTGCACCTGGTTCCAATACTGATCGCCTTGCCCCGGCCCCATGAGGGAGCCGAGGTTCTGGTTCATGACCTGCTCGCCCTTCGAGGGGTTCTGCAGGTTGTTGTACTGGTCCTGCAGCATCCCCGAGGCGGGGTCGTTGAGAAACCGGTTCTGCGTGTAGAGGAACGCCTGCTCGTCGTAGCCGGGGTTGGTGAGGTTGTTGCCCGGGTTCTGGATCGGAGGCTTCGGCGCGAACGCCGCTTCGGCGCCCGTGCGGTCGATGCCCCACGCCTGCGCCGGCGGGGCCCCCGGCACGATCGGCGGCCTGTTCGGCGACGTGAGCGACGGGTTGTAATTGCCGGTGTTCGTGGCTGGGCGCGACGCCACCTGGGGCTGCGTGTAGCGCGAGACGTCGAGCCCTCGCGCGCGGGCTTCGTCGATGAGGCCGTTGCTGTAGGTCGGCATCAGAACTTCCTCCCTGCCTGCGGGGTCGGCAGTCGCAGCGGCGCCGGGCCTGGGCCGAGCGGCGTCATCGAGGCCGCGACCCTCGCGCGGCGACGCTCGTCCTCCTCCATCCGGCGCATGTCGTCACCCGTCCAGCCCTGCATGCGATGGTCCTGGCTCGGCTGCATCGCCTGCCGCTGCGCCGCCTCGAACTCCTCGCGCGTGCGCGCCCCGGGGTCGCGGGCCATCTCCCCCATCTGCTGCGGGCTGAACGCCGCCTGCGGCCCGAACATCTGGGCCATCATCTGGTTCTGCGGGTTGAAGGCGAGCATGCTCTGGCCGAGCGCCTGCATGCGCATCTGCTCGTTCTGTCGCTGGCGCTTCTTCGCCTCCTCGGCCAACTGCTCCTGCTTTTTGAGCAGCGCTTTCTGGGAGTCGGTTTGCGCGCCCATCAGGCCGCCGACGACTGGGATACGCGCGAGCGTGTCCTCGCCCGCCCCGAAGAGCGAGAGGCCACCGGTGGCGGGCGCCAGCGCGACCGAGCCAACGTTCTTGATGGTATCCCAGAGTCCCATGTCTCACTCCTTCAACTGCCGAGGTCCTCGAACTGCTCGGTGACCTTCACGAGCGACAGGCCCTTCTTGTCGGGGAACCGAAACCGCCACTGCCGCCGGCGGTAGACGCCGAGCGAATAGATCGGGATGACCGGGTCGAGGTTGCCATCGCTCACGTCGAGCTCGATGGGCAGCTCGATCCACTCCTCCGAGAGGTCGTCGCGGTAGTCGAGGTAACAGATCACGTCGCGCGAGAGGTCCGGCTCGCGCTTGAGCGCAATGTGCAGCGCGAGGCACTGCTTCCTGTTGTTCGTGTCGCGGTCGATAAAGCCCGTGCGCGAGTAGGCGACGATGGCCGAGCCGAGGTCGGTTTCGTTGTCGAGGCTGAGCGTGCGGATGGTGCCGTCTTCGAGCCCGACCACGTTGAGGCCCCCGTCTTGGCGCAGGAGGTGCGAGAGCACGGGGAACATCGTGAACTCGTCGGTGCCCGCGTCGTGCTGCGCCCAGCGCGCCCAGCCGATGCCGGGCTGGAGCACCAGCGTCTCGTCGTCCGTCTCGAAGCGGAAGACGACCGCGTCGCAGAAGCTCTCGCTGAACCGGTAGCCGTAGCACTCGTCGGGCGCGGTGAGCTCGTCGAGCGTCGCCTGGATGGGCTTGCCGACGTCCTCCCACTCGCGCCCATCGCTGATGACGATGCGGGTCAGGTGATCGAGCCACACGTAGCGCTCGTCGACCTTGACGGGGCTGTAGGGCGCGAGGCAGCCGACCTCTTTGGTGATGCTCGGCGCAAAGGTGACCGAGGTGTCCGGTGAGAAGAGCTGCAGGCTCGTCCGCCCGAAGACGAAGATGTCGTTCGTGTTCTCGGCGCAGGCGACGATCGAGTCGGGCCGCGCCTCCGCCGTGAAGAAGCCGGGGCCGCCGGGCGAGGGGCTCCAGAGCTCGTGCCCCGAGAAGTCGACGATGCCCTGGCTGATGTCGGAGTAGCGGAGCTTCGTCTGGTCGAGCTGCGTGTCGTTGGCGAGGATGCGGGAGCTGTTGCCGAGCACGTGGCTCGCGAGCGGCGGGCAGCCGCCGAGGAAGCTCATCTCGTGGTAGTCGCCATTCGTCGTGAAGTTCGGGGCGGCGAAGGTCTCTGGACGGATGTCCACCTTGCCGACTTCCGCGCCGCCTGCGATGACGAGGAGTGCCTCAGTTTCTGCAAAGACTGGCCTGGGAAACCGCGTTGTGGCTATTGCGGCTGGTGTTGCGAGCCGATCCTCATTGGATACGCCCGTACCGACCAAAGTCGCGCTCCCTCCTGCGATTCGGTAGACGTTGCGCCCGGCGTTATGTCCTCCTCCGGAGGCGTTCACCGTGGCGCCCACCGCATAGAGAACGCCTGCGTGCGTCCCGCTCACGGTAGGCGAGCCAGAGGTGTGCGCGACCTTCTCTTCGGTGAGGTACAGCCCGAGCACCCCTGCCGAGTCGACGGTAGTAGCGGGAGCGACACCCGTGTAGGCGGCGATGCCGGGGCGCTTTCGGACGACACCGCGAGCGTCGGCGATGACGTTGAAGGCCTCGCTGCTCGCGCCGCTGATGGGCTCGCCGCTCGTCTCGAGCGCGGGCCCGAACGGGATGATGGCAAGGGGCATACGGTCAGCCCTCGCTCCGCGAGGCAGCTGCCGCAGCGGTCAGTTCCGAAGCGCGACACATCTCACGCGCTCCATTGCGTCGGGTAGCTCGGGGCCGCCGTGACGGCTCCGGTGTGCTCGAAGGAGAAGCCGACGCACTGCTTCTTCTTCGACTCGGCGATACCCGCGAGCAGGGAGACCTTCTCCGCCGGCATCGAGGTGTCGACGGCGAGGTAGTAGGCGAGCTGCCAGACGAGGCAGTCGTACCAGAAGCGTTCGAGATCGGGGCTGAGCTTGCCGTCGCCCGAGCCGCCGAAGAGCCGCGTCGTCCGCAGTCGCATCGTGCCCGCCTCGCTCGGCACGGGCCAGAAGCGGAGGTTCACCTCGGAGCGATGGCGGAACACGCAGTAGAGCTGGGGCCGCGTCGAGATGGCGCCCTTGACCGTGAGCGTGCTCCAGGTCGTCAGATCCACTTGTTTGCAGGCGAGCTCGCCCGAGGTGAACTTCGTGTCGGCGTTGTCCGCCGGCACCATCATCGCGTCCTCGTGCACGTCGAGCACGTCGTCGGGCAGCGTGTAATAGGGTTCGCCCGGCACGAGCGGCAGGTCGATGAAGCCGTCCGTGCGCGCGACGAACCCCTCGGTCGCGAGCGCGTCCATGATGAGCCCGAGCGTCAGCCGCCCGTGCTCGAGCTTCGGCGTCATGTTGGCGCCCGACAGGCGCGCCTCGATGGGCAGCACGCCCGCTCGCTTGTAGGCGAGCAGGATCAGCTGGTTGATGCTGAGCCGCTCGCTCGGGGTCGTCGAGACGGTCACTCAGAACCCCGTCGGCACGTCGCCGTTGTAGACGTCCTCGGCGGTGCGGCGCCGGGTCGTGCCCGTGTAGGAGGAGGTCGAGGAGGGCCGCCCGTCGCTGTCGACGTCGGGGACGGCGCCGTCAGCGGGCAGGGTCGCTCCCACCCGCTGGCTGAGCTCGGCTGCGCGCGTCGCCGTCAGCTCGGCGAGCGTGAGCTCGTCGCGCCCGGGCTGGTCGTTCTCGCAGCGGAGCAGGCCGTCACGGCCGCGCCGAAGAGCGCTCCTGAGCCACATGACTCCGCACACGTCACATCGGGATAGATGCTCGCCTTTGCGGTCGATGTTGCGCGGAACGCTCCTCATTGGCTCCCATGGATCAGGTGCCCGCCGCCGCCGGAGAGATGACGCCCGTGCCCGAGTCTTCATCGGTGAAGCGGTTCTCGAAGCACCGCACGATGTGGCTCGTGCCCGCGAAGGACACCGCTTTGAGGGCGTTCGTCACCGTGCCGCCCGCGTCGACGCCGCCAACGTAGTTGTTGTAGATGACGCCCGTCGACGCCGCGTCCGCCAGGCGGATACCGACGCCGTCCTCGACCGCGTTGTAGATGCGGTTCCAGCCGATATCGAGTTCGGTCGCCGCGCCCGTCACGGCGATGGCGCCCGTCGTCGCGCTCGACTGGGTCGTGTGGATGCGGTTGCGGAGCACCACGGGGCGCGCGACCGCGCCGATCGAGATGCACGCCGTCGTGACGGCGCCGCCCGTTGCGCTGAAGCGGTTGTCGGCGACGAGGCAGTCGGTCGCGCCCGCGGCCAGCGTGATCACCGTCGTCGATTCGAGCACGGAGCTCGTGCCGGCGATGATGTGGTTGCCGACGATGGCGCAGCCCGCTGCGCTCACCGTGATGGGCGCCGTCACTGCGTCGGCACCGCCGGTGACCAGCGTGAGCCCCGCGAGGGTCACGTTGGCGACGTCGAGCAGGAACGTGGAGGCGACTGCCGTCCACGTCCATGTCGGGTTGTTCGTCGAGCCCGGCCGGCCGCAGCTGACGATCTGCGTGCCAGCCACCAGATCGCTCGCGAAGTCGGCGGCAGAGATGCTCTGCACGTCGCCCGGCAGCACGTAGATGATGTCGCCGAAGCCGCTGCGCACGCGCTTGAGCGCGGCGGCGAGCGTGGTCACGAGCAGTCCCGAGGCGGCGAAGTGGTCCTCGCCGTCTTGCGCGCCCGTGCTCCGGAGGTAGGCCGCGACGCGCCCGCCGGGCTTGAGCAGCGTGCCCCAGGGGCTCGCGATGGCTGCGTAGTTCGAGATGAACGGCGGAGGGTTCGAGAGGAAGTTGCCCGCGTAGTTCGCTTCGGTGCTCACTTCTTACCGCCCTTCGGTGCCTTGGGCGGCTTCGGCATCGGCGCCGCGCTGCCCTTGCTCTTCGCGGGCTTCGTGCCCGGTGGACAATACTTGGCCATGGGTGTTACCTCTCAGGCGTCCGAGAAGAAGAAGGAGCGGGGGTTCACCCAGCCGCGAGACCACCGCGCCGTGATGGCGTAGTTCATCATGGTCTTGTCCTCGGTGACCCACGTGTTGCTCTTGGGCTTGCGCCGCCAGAACCACATGATGCCGAGGTCGGCGTCGGTGATGAGACCCCAGTTCGTCGTGGTCGTGTTCCAGTACTTCAGGGGCACTGGCTTGATGTCGAGGTCGCGATTGATGACGTTGATCGCGTTGAACGCGCCCGGGGTCGGGTCGAAGGAGCTGCCGAGCACCTCGCGCCAGATGCCCCACTGCTGCACCGGGAAGACCGCCTTCTTCGGCGAGACGCCGTCGATGAGGCCGTCGTGCCCGGGCATCTGCATGAGCTGGGCGTTGGCGATGACGAGCGCGGCCTTGCTCGGGCTCATCGCCGTCGCGAGCATGTTCGAGTAGGTGCCGCCGCCGGGCAGCACGTGGGAAGTGCTCGCGAGGGGCTTGCCGTCGCCGCCGACGAAGCTCGTATTCGTGGCGCGCACGAGGATGAGCGTCCCGTCGAAGTCGATGAGCTTCCAGAGCGAGCGATTGTTGCGTTTCGCCGCCTGGATGACCTTGTCGTACTTGAGGTCCTCCATCGCTTCCTCGCTCACGATCATGCGCTGCCCGTAGGTGCGCGCATTGAAGCGAGTGAGCGGACCCTCGACGATGGTCCCGACCGGGATGCTCTCTCCCTCGGGCTTTTCGCCCGCCATGCCCGAGCCCGCGATCTCGTAGTACTCGATGTAGTTGTCGGTCATGTTTTTGACCGTCATCCACTTCGTGATGTCCGCTTTGCTGCCCTCGGACCCGTGCTCGTCGGTGTCGATGTCTTCGAGCGTGTCCTTGAGCGCGAGCGCCGCGGTGCTGGTGAAAATCTCACTCATGATAAATCCTCACTGACTCGATCACTCGAGGTTCGCGCCGTAGACGGCGGCGATGCCGGTTGCCGTCATCTCGGCAGACGGGATGGCCAGCTGCTGGGTGTTCCACATGACCTGGAAGGGCACGTTGGCGGCGGTGAAGTCGCACGTGTAGGCGGCCTTGCCGAGGCCGATGACCATCAGCTGCAGCTGGGCGGCGCCCGCGAACACGACCGTGGACACGTCGAGCAGCGGGTTCGCCTTCGACGCGCCCATGCCCGTCGTCAGCACGCTGTAAACCATCGTGCCCACGCCGCCGACGCAGGCCATCGCGCCCGCGAGCGTCGCGACCGTCGGCGCCGTGTCGGCGTCGATCTCGAAGATGTTGCCGGCGACGGGGATGACGGAGACGAGCGGCGCGTTGTCGCTCGAGATGCCGCCCGTGTAGGTCGTGCCCCCCGTGTAGAAGCTAC